CGTGTGTTGCCACAACAAATCTGCTTGGTATCGCCTAATTCTACTGCCCCCGGCCATACCCGTTCGCTGAGTATGTGAAATTGCGATTGACGTTGTTGTCGCTCGCGTCCAGCACATCGATGTCAAACCCGGTGCTGCTGACGTTTGAGATGTTGAAGCGTTCGTTGGCCCCTAGGTTCTGCACGGTGATTCCAACGCTTGGCAGATGGGCATTGACACCCCCAAGAGCTGAAGTACCCGTGAAAAACGGCTTCTCAAACGTCACTGACTTAGTGCTGGTACCGCTGGCGATTTCTGCGTCTGAAGACTCTGTGCGTGATTTGAGCTTCATCTTGTAACCCAGCTCATCGACAAGGATGTTTTCGTCAACCTTGTCGCTGCTTAGCTCTACCTTGAATTGGAAGGCACGGCCCTTAAATGTGCCGTTGTTGAAAGAGCCCCAGCTGCCATAGGTTGGCGACCCACTTGGATCATCGTTTGTGGTGCGTACATACAGTTCTGCATTGACGTTGTTCACGTCATCGCCGTCAATGTCGTCCCAGTCATCAATGTTTGCGGTGCGACCATCCATGAGATCTCTTGGCAAGAACGCCCGCGTGACAAACCGACGCTCCAGCTCAACGGCGTTAAGTGCCAAGCCCATGTCGATAGTGTCGAGGAGGGTGTACGTTCCAAGTGGCTTGATGTCGCCAAGAAAATCTATTGAAGCAATGTCATCTATGTCGCCCTCGTCGTCTATCAACTGAGAGCCGTCAAGCGTTAAGGCATCAAACTCGCTGCTGTAAAAAGTATCTTCATGCGTGCCCTGGAACGGCAGCGGTGTTTGTTGATCTTCCCGGTGGTTTTTGACAAGCAAGTCTCCAAACGCATCAGGTTGCTCTACGATTACGCTTACATCATTAGGGCTAAGCCTGCCGCCGTCATCTGCAAACTTGACGATATACTCCCCTTCAAGCAGCGAAACATTTGCCTCAGTTGAATTGCCCGCAATTGCAGTGATCAAATCAACACTGTTGCTGAAGGTTGCCGAACCGTCAGTTTTGCTGCTGTGGCGTATGTGAACTTTGCCGCCAACTTTTACATCAAGGTCAACAGCTTCGTCCCACTTCAACCGCGCAGAATTTGTTGATATTGCCTCAAGTGTTAGATTCTGGACGTTGCCAGGCACCGCTGTTTTGCCTACAAGCTCAAACGAGTTTTTAACAATTGTGCTTTGACGACCAATGTAGTTGTAAGCAATAACCTGAACTTCTAATGTGCCAGTCTTCAGCCCTTTGATCTGCGGAGACGTTGAGGAAGTAATGATCTCTTCAAAATTGTTATCGTCAAGACGATATTTGACGCGGTACTCAGATACTCTTCTGCGGTCTCCTGACCAACTCAGGTCAACGCCAGTTCTGACAATCCCATCATCCTCGTACAAGAACTCTGTGACAGACACATTGGAAACAGGGTCCGGGGTAGATGAGAGATTGGTTATGTCACGTTGCGTTAGGTTTAAGTCTTCCTCAACAGCGTCATAAATAGTTTCGTTGTACCTGATTGCAGTTACGCCAAACGTACCATCATCCCCTTCCGCGATGGAAACAACACGGAACTGCTGTGACTGAATATCAGTAGTTTGAATTAACCAATTCGCGTTCGCAGCTGGGGCTTGGCTAAAACCGCCGGAAACAGTAATGACGGCAGCATCTATAGACTCGATTTCTTTTGTCTCTACAAGACCAGTTGGCAGGACCACAGAGATTGTTGGTGACTGATCAGTGTCCACAGAAAAGTCAGTGGTGCTGTCGATTGTTACTTCGGTTGTTGTTGCAGACTTCACGCGCCCCAAACGCCGTGTACCCCCACGAACAGGGTCAGCAACGTCAATGACCATTCCAGGGCGCACAACAATGCCTGACTCAATCCCAATCGAGAACGTGCAGGTCTCTGTGAGGTTTTGCTCGCTGAGAAGCGTCCACTTGCCCAGCCTGTTTGCCTGGCCTTGCGAATAGCAGCCGACAGCTTTGATGTCTTTATTGATGACACCGTATTTGCTGACCGCATCATCATCCTCAACATACTCAAAGGAAACCTCTCCTAGGTCGTCATAGTTTTGGTACGCAACAGTCGCGCATGTATGTCGTGATTTTTGCGATGAACCTGAATAGGTAAACAGGCCATCAACAACATTTGAAGGACCGATTACATACTGCGAATCAGCTGGTTTGTCCTGTGAAAGCACAAGCGATCCAGCGCCGTAATAAGAGATACCCCGGAAGATGCTCGTCATCTCGGAGATGACATTGAACACCTCATCGCGGCTGTTCAGCAGCATGTTGCAGGCGAAGCGTACTTCTTGACCGCTCCTGCCGTCCGGAACCAGCTCATTGCAATACTGTGATATTGAGAAAAAGTCGTAGCGGTCTAGTGAAGACTCAGGTACAGAGCACCCGTACCTTGTGTCTGTCAAAAGATCAAACAGGCACCACGCTGGATCGTTTGTCCAAGTTGCCGCAGAAAACGTCCCATCCCACACACCGCTGTAGGTAAGCCGCCCCAGATGCGTTGTTGTGTCTACGGTTGCGTTGCTTGGAATGCGTACTTTGATTCCACGAATTAAATACTTGCGTGCTGGGATGTTTGAGAACTGGCGCGAGTCAAAACGCAGGTGACACAATGCGCTGTTCGGGTAGCGCAGTTTTTCATCAATGATTTCGGTAAAGCTTGACCAAAATGTGCGATTTTGATTTTTTGACGTTTGGTTGTCGTCAGTAATTCGCACTAACCTTATATCAACAGGGAACGCCCCAGTCAGCGTAATAATGTGATCACGCAAATACTGATCGCTGCTTTTGCCGCTAATAGTTTTATCACTGCCGACAGCAGTAAAGCCGCCGCCGTTGTACTGAATTTGAATCCTGTAAGTAACCGAGTTGCCTACAATATCGCCATCATCTTCAATCTTTTGCAAAGAAGGAACCGAAACTGTAATCCGCACACGGTCTACATCGGTGTCTGTGATTGTTCGAGTTACTGCGGTGCTTTTTAAGATCTCAACTCCTACATTTTTTTCACTCTGTGTGCCGCCAACAGCAGAGATGTAAGACTGAGCCTGCGTGCCGTTTCGGGTGTCAACGGAAAAGCCGGTGAAATTATTTAAGCCGCCTGAAGACTCAACAGGCGTTCCATCAAGAAAAATACCTTTGTTGCCGTTTTCAATTCCGTCAATCTCCCCTTCGCTAAGAAGATCAAGAACAGAAGCAAACTGAACGGACTGCAGGCTGTCGTCAGCTTCTGTTGGTGTGCGGCTAGTGCCACCGCCACCGCCACCACCACCTTTTCCGCCGCCGCCACCGCCACCACCAGCACCGATGATCCTGCTGCCTAGGCCAGCGTTATGGACGCGAACACCGTTAGCGATGAAGGTATGGCGGCCTTCAACCGTCAGGTTGTAAACCGTATGGTTGCCCAGCTCATCGCGACTGAGAATTGGGCGAAGCTGGTTCAGCGAATCGACGACGCAATCATCAGCCTCAAGCGTTCCAATCTCAACGAAAGCGTTGTACTGGTTCAGCACCCAATGGTTAGGGGTCGCGTCTAGAAACTCACCGCCCCAAAGCGCGTACCTGACGACTCGTTCATTCTCATGCTTATGAACCTTCAGGACTTTGGCTGAATGGATCTCGCCTTTGTCGTCAAAGCTCAGAACACTTGAGCCAACAACGATCTCATCAATGCGAGTCTGTCCGCCAGGGACAGCAACAAGCGTCTCAGCAGTAAAGCAACCGCCGCCGCCGCCGCCGCCAGCACCAATAATTCGTTTAGTCATCAGTGTCTAAGCCGGACGAAAGGACAGCAGAGCCAATAAACAGACGCCCGTAAGCGATTGGGACGGGCAAGCCCTGTTTGGTGGTGTTGACCACCCCACTGAAGCTGAAAGACTCAAGCTTGGCAGCTTCTTTGCCTCGGCTAAAAGTTGAAATCTGAGGTGCAGGCGAGATCATCTGCGCTACGCCAAAAAGAACCAAACCAGCACCTATAGCCCCTAATGCTGCCGATCCAGCGCCTGCGTACAAGGCTCCGGTAGATGTGGCTGAAAATATACCGGCTCCTCCAGCAAACGCTGCGCTACCGCCGAAGGTTACAAAAGAAAGTCCGATTAGTGCTGCTCCCACAAGCACCATTCCTGTGCCTCGCCCCGCTCCAGCCAGAACAGGCGCAATCCTGAATACTTCACGCTCGCTCCAAGGCAAGAACAGCCCGGTCACGTCATCGTTATGGATAACGTCTTGGCCAACGGTCACCCGATAAGCCATGCCGTCCTTTTCTTGATCCAACATCCACTTCTGTAGACCTGGAAAGTTTGCAAACAGCGCCTTCAATGCCTGCTGCGGCGTATCAGCTACAAACTCAAACCGGCCTTGACCTAAAAACTCACGCAGCTGGCCGTAAACCTTGACGACTTTCATGCCGTAGCGCCTTCGCCGTGTTCTTCAGATAATAACCGCCGTACACATCCCGGCTAGACAAGCGTCCTTGAATATGGTGCAACACCAATTGCTCTCCAAGGTAGATAGCAGCATGGTTTGGGACGGGAGAGGAAAGCTGCATCAACACAGCATCGCCCCGTTCCAGCTCCCCTACCGGTATCTCGTGAAACCCTTCTTTCATGAAGTTATCGAGGTACATGTTCTCGCCATGCTCCCACCACTGATCACGCCGTTCATAGTTATGTAAATCCAGGCCCCACTCACGCTTATACCAATCGCGGCAGAGTGAATAACAATCAACTAGGCCATGCACAAACTCACGCCCTACATAAGGCAGCTCAAATCCTTCTGGCTCGCAGTATCCCCACAGTTCTGTATTTGGGTTGACGACGTACCAAGGCAGCCCGCTGTTTTCGCACGCCACACGGTCAGCCGGTGATGGTGCGTGGTTTGTAACTGGGTGGCTATGCACGACGGCGATAATTTCACCACTGTC